TAGTAGTAGACTCCCTAGAGAGATACTACAGAGACAAGATGAGTGCAATGGAAGATCTACAAAAGGAATTGGCCCTACAGGAAAGCCAGCTTACAATAGCAAATCAAAAATTAAGGGATGCCCAACAGCAATTTGACAAAGATCCGGATGAGGTAAATAAGGGAAGTATGATTCAACGTCAAGCAGATGTAAAAAATGTCCAGGATAAGATTGCACAGTTAAAGCAATTGATGGCTGAGAAAGTAAGAGAAGGTTCACAATCAATGGCAGCAAAGGACCCTACAGGAATGGAGCCTGATGATCACATGTCCCAAAAGTCAATGTTAAGGTATGGGAACACACTAGATGTAAACCCAATCGACTTAGATGAGCCAAGTGGACAGACAGCTGATTGGGTTGCCATAGTCACATATGTAATCGGATTTGTTGAAGCTATACTTCTTAAAGGCCTTTACATATTGACAACACGGGGACGACAGACAATTAAAGATAATAAAGGGACAAGAATACGACTTAAAGATGACACATCGTTTATTGAGGAGAATGGTATCCGGAAGCCTAAGCATCTCTATATCTCAATGCCGAATGCCCAGTCATCCATGCGTGCTGATGAACTGACACCAGGACGTTACCGTACAGTGGTCTGTGGCTTGTATCCAGCACAGGTGAAAGCAAAAGGGATGGTAAGCCCAGTAATGGGTGTTATTGGCTTTCCATCATTGGCAAAGGATTGGGAAGAGAGGATTGAAAACTTTTTAGAACAGGATTGTCCGTTTCTTAGGACAGCTGTCGAATCTGCTTATCCAACAACAAGAAGTAACCGGTTGTTCTTTATGGAAAGACAATCAGCTCTTAATAAGATGAAAACTGCTGAAGCAATGGCACTAGAAGATCTGGTGAAAGGTACATCATGTTCACCTGTGAATGACATAGAAAGTCCATCTGCTGTATGGGTATTTGCAGGGGCACCAGACAGGTGTCCTCCAACTGGACTTTATGTTGCTGGACTTGCAGAACTAGGGGCATTCTTTTCTGTGCTGCAGGATATGAGGAACACCATCATTGCATCCAAGACAGTGGGAACAGCTGAGGAGAAACTAAAGAAAAAATCATCTTTTTACCAATCATATTTAAGGAGAACTCAATCAATGGGTGTCCAATTGGACCAGCGGATCATAGTAATGTACATGACTGCATGGGGCAAAGAGGCTGTAGATCACTTCCACCTTGGTGATGATATGGACCCTGAGCTCAGAACAACAGCTCAACTCCTAATTGACCAAAAAGTAAAGGAGATATCCAATCAAGAACCATTGAAATTGTAGGCTCTACTAGGTATGTGGAGGTGGGTGGGTAACTTGTAAATATGTAAATAGCTAAGTATAATATAGTATGAGTTAAGTATAGTTGAACATAGTTTAAGTACTGGGTTAGGTGTAATAGGCTAAGTTAGGTTAAGTATAAGGTTAAGTTTAATAGTGATAGTAGTACTGTTAGCTTTAGAAACTAAGTAATATTATTAGTTAAGACATAGTTCTGTATGCACTGATGATAAGTCATGGTAAGTTTGATGGTAAGTTTAATATTAAGCTCAATGGTAAGTATTAATCACAAATTAATTATTATTATCTTAGATACATTTGGATACTGATTCACTTTCAAATTCCTAAATTTACAGCATGCATAATTGCATGCTTGAATAACAAATTAACTTAAATTTCAAATTGAAGTCATTAATTTACAGATGCCTCAGACACCAGACACACTCCATTAACCCAACATCACTACCTCATAGTTATTTCCTTAATTTGCTTTTCAAGGAGCCTACTACTA